AGGCGCATACCCCCCATTCCCTTTTTCCAAAGGAGTCCGACATGTCGCTGGTCTACGATTTCAAGTTCGGCCCGACGTGCGACGGACTCGACGCCGTGGTGACCGACGCTGCCGGCGCGGAAGTTACGGGCTCTCCGGCCACTCTCGACGCAGACGGCTCGGCTCAACTCACGCTCGACGAGGGCGCGTACCTGGCCGTCGTTCAAGGCCCGACTGCCGATGGACGCGGCCACCTCGCCACTGTCGGTGTGCTGAACGTCGCTGCGTCGATCGACGCAGCGGCACTCCTGCCGGCTCCGTAAGGAGGTAGCGATGCCTCGCAAGGCACCACTCCGGGCCGTCGCTGCCGATGAGAAGGTCGAGAGGTCGGCCCCGAAGTCCATCTTGCAGGCAGCCGATGAAGGCGACCGGCTTGAGGAGTTGCGGGCCATGCGCCGGCGGATCGCCAAGGCTCTCGACGACCCGAACACGCCGGCTCGTGACCTGGCCGCACTCTCCCGCCGACAGCTGGAGATCGGCCGCGAGGTCGAGGCCATCGTGATTGCCGAGGACGAGGACCATTCCGTTGTCGCCCACACAGACGACGAAGCCTGGGACGGAACGGGGTATTGATGACCGCCGGCCGCTCTCCGAGGTAGCCCGCCACGTCATCGCCCCGACTGGCATCGTCTCGACGTCGTGGCCGAAGGTCCGAGACACTTGCAACCGCCTCGGCTGGGGCTTCGACGGCTGGCAGGACGGCGCCGGCAAACTCATCCTGTCGAAGCGTTCGGACGGCTCCTATGCCGCCGACACGATCGTCATCAGCATCCCGCGGCAGGTCGGCAAGACGTACCTGATCGCCTGCATCATCTTCGCGCTCTGCCTGCTCGAGCCGGGCCTTAAGGTCATCTGGACGGCACACCGCAAGTCGACGTCGGCTGAGACGTTCCGTCAGTTCGACGGCATGGCGAAGCGGCCCAAGGTCGCCCCGCACATCCGCCAGGTGCTGCGCGGCAAGGGCGACGAGTCCATCTGGTTCAACAACGGCTCCTCCATCGAGTTCGGCGCCCGCGAGTCTGGCTTTGGCCGTGGCCGCACCGACGTCGACGTGCTCGTGTTCGACGAGGGCCAGATCCTCCCGGAGTCCACCCTTGAGGACATGGGCGCTACCCAGAACGTCGCGAAGAACCCACTCACCTTCGTCATGGGCACCCCGCCTCGACCGAAGGATGACGGCGAGTTCTTCGCTCTGCTGCGCCAGGAAGCGCTCGAGGGCGAGTCGGACGGCACGCTCTACATCGAGACCAGTGCTGCCCGCGGCTGTGACCCAATGGAACGCGCGGCATGGCGTCAGGCAAACCCATCGTTCCCGCACCGCACCTCGGAGCGCGCGATGCTCCGGCTGCGCAAGAAGCTCAAGAACGACGACTCGTGGAACCGCGAGGCGCTGGGCATCTGGGACGAGATCACCAAGCAGTTCTCCCCGTTTAACGGTGCCCTGTGGGCCGAAGGCGTAGACGTCGGACCCGGCGACACGGCCCGGCCCGCTGCGCTCGCCGTGGACATGTCTCACGCCCGCCAGATCAGCATCGCCGGTTGCTGGCTCGAGGCTGAGTCGGCGCACGTCGAGGAAGTCTGGGCTGGCGTCAACGAGCCCGCCGCGATCGAGTGGATCGTTCAGGCTGCCGGACGCCGGACGACAGTGGTCATCGACTCCATGAGCCCCGCCGCGTCGATGATTCCGGCGCTGAAGGCTCGCGGGATGAAGGTCCACACGGGCTCGGCGGGCGACATGGCGAAGGGCTGCGGCCTGACCGTCTCGGACCTCGAGGCCGGACGCTTGACGCACGGCGACCAGCAGTCTGTGAACGACGCGCGCGAGGGCTCACGCAAGCGAGCGATCGGCACCGCGGGCGGCTGGGGGCTCGACCGCAGCGACGGAAGCGTGAACATCGCCCCGATGGTCGCCATCGTCCTGGCAAGGCTCGGAGCGTCCCTCAGTAGGCCGAAGCGAACCAAGGCGAAAGGAGTGGTGTACTCGTGATTCGAGGCATGATCTCCGACGCCTCCTTCCTGGGGCTCGATGCAGCAGACCGACCCATCGCGGTCGAGTTGGTCCGCAAGCTGAACGAGAAGTGGACCCGCAACACCCTGCGGCGCCGCTATTACGAGGGCCACAACGCGCTGAAGGATCTCGGCATCGCGATCCCGCCGCAGCTGAAGACGATCGAGGTCGTCGTCGGCTGGCCGGCCAAGGCCGTCGACTCGATGATCGACCGCACCACGCTCGAGGGCTTCGTCTCGACATCGGGCTCGGCCACCATGAACGCGTTCCTCGAGGGCGTCTGGGAGTCGAACAGGCTGGCAGCCGAGGCTCCTGCTGCCCACACTGACGCCCTGGTCCACTCCTGCGCGTTCGTGTTCGTCTCCCGCGGCCTTGCTGCCGAGGGTGAGCCCGAAGTCATGGTCTCGATCAAGTCCGCCGAGGATGCTTCGGCGCTCTGGGACTCCCGCCGCCGCCAGATCAGAGCCGCGCTCTCGGTCGACGACCGCGACGCCGCCTCCGGTGGGGCGACCCTGATGCACCTCTACCTTCCCGCCAACGAGACCCGGCCCGGCCGCGTCATGCGGATCTCCCCCAACGCCTGGGGCGCGCTGGAGGCCGTCGAGGTCGCGACCTTCTCCGGCCGCGTGCCGGTCGAGGCACTGCCGTTCCGGCCAACCCTGAACCGCCCCTTCGGTCGCTCTCGGATCACCCGCGCGGTCATGTACCACACCGACGCCGCCATGAGGACGATGCTGCGTACCGAGGTCGGCGCCGAGTTCTACAACGCCCCGCAGCGGTATGCGCTCGGTGCTTCCGAGGACGCCTTCACGCTCCCGGACGGCTCGGCCGCCCCCGCGTGGACCGTGATGCTCGGTCGGCTCTTGACGCTGACTCGCGACGAGGAAGGCGAACTGCCGCAGGTTGGCCAGTTCGCCCAGCAGACGATGCAGCCCAATGTCGACCAACTGCGCTCCATTGCGCAGATGATGGCATCAGAGGCGTCCCTATCGGTGGGCCAGCTCGGCATCGTGCAGGACAACCCGTCGAGTGCCGAAGCGATCCGGGCGGCGAACGAGGAGCTTGGCGTCAAGATCGAGAACTGGCGCCGCACCGTGCTCGGCCCGGCATGGAAGCGCATCCTCGGGCTCGGCGCCTCGATGGTTGACGGCTCGGCATCGCTCGCCGACGAGATCGCCTCCATCGCTCCCCAATGGGGCTCGTGGTCCGCGCCTTCCGAGGTCTCGCAGGCTCAGGCGTCCCTAGCTCGAGTGCAGGCCGTTCCGCGCCTGGCTGAGACCGACGTCGAACTCGAGCACATGGGCTTCAATGCCGACGAGATCAAGCGAATCCGCGCCGACTGGCGCCGCACTGGCGGCCGGGAGACGCTGGATGCCCTGACGGCTGCCGCCCGTGCCAACCCCCAGTGAGCTTCGGCAGGCTCTTGCCGATCTGAACGTCCTCGCCGCCCGAGACCTGGGCCGCATCTGGCGGGCGCTACAGGATGGCGACAACGCCGCCGAGGCACTGCATGACATCCTTCCCGGCCTGATCGACAAGTACGGCGAGGCTGCCGGCGCCGTCGCATCCGATTGGTACGACGACCTGCGCGACTCGCTCGGCGTCGGCGGACGGTTCGCCGCGATCCCGGCCGACATCAAGGACTCCGGTGCTCACGCCCTGGTCGGCTGGGCGCTAGACACGGCCACCGACGACGGCTCGCTCCTGGCGCTCCTTGAGGGCGGCCTGCAGCGTCGAGTCATCAACTTCGGACGCTTCACCGTCATGGGCTCCTCGATCGCAGACCCCAAGGCTGAGGGCTGGCAGCGACTCGGACAGGGCGCAAACTGTGCGTTCTGCGACATGCTCATCAGCCGCGGCGCCGTGTACTCCGAGGCAAGCGCCGACTTCGGCGCTCACGACCACTGCAACTGCGTCGCGGTGCCCGCTTTCGATGGCCACCCGCGCGACGTGAAGCCGTACACCCCGAGCCTCCGCGGCTCGACCGATGCAGAGCGCGCCGCCGCGCGCGCCTGGATCGAATCTCACTGACTCCCCCGTCGCGACGACTGGGAGAACAACGCCACCGGGCGCGATGCCCGAACGGCGACCACCCGAGCGATTCGGAGAAGAACATGAGCACCCCGGCAACCCCGCCAAGCGCAGACACGCCTCCCGCCGCACCCGCTGCACCCGCAGCGCCGCCCGTCACCCCGCCCGCTACGCCTGCATCGCCCGCGACGGGCGCAGTGCAGGACGACCAGCAGCTCGGCGACGCCGGCATCAAGGCACTTCAGGCCGAACGAGCCCGCGCCGCTAAGGCCGAGGCCGACCTGAAGGCGCTACAGCAGGAGATCGCTGACTCGCAGAAGTCGGCCGAGCAGAAGGCCGCGGACGCACTCGCAGCGGCCAATGCACAGGCGGCCGAGGCTGCCGCCCGCGCACTTCGCTATGAGGTCGCGGCGGAGAAGGGTCTGGATCTCGCGCTGGCCGCACGCCTGACCGGCTCGAGCCGCGAGGAGCTTGCCGCCGACGCCGACGCGCTCATGTCTCTGATCCCGAAGGCCCCGGAGGCACCCACGCCCCCGACCGGCCCCACCGTCCCCGGGCAGCAGCCCGGAGGCGCACAGACGCCCGCTCTCGTCACCCAGTCCGACCTCGACGCGCTCGGCGCGGCGGGGAAGTACGACGAGATCAACCGTCTGCGGCGCGAAGGACGGCTCTCCCATCTCGGCGTCGCGCCTCCAAAGCGCTGACTCCAAAGCCCTGAAAGGAAGCCATCATGGCTGTCACCAACTTCCAGTCGTCGATCTGGCACGCGTCTCTCCTCGAGAACCTGCACCAGAACACCTTCGTGATCCCGACCCTCAACCACGACTACGAGGGCGACATCACCAACGGCGGCGAGACCGTGAAGATCACCGGCTTCACTTCGCCGACGATCAACACCTACTCGGGTTCCATCACCCGCCAGGCGCTGACCGACTCCAACCTCGACCTCAACATCGACCAGAAGAAGTACTACGCGTACCTGGTCGACGACGTCGACAAGGTCCAGTCGGCTGGCTCGTTCGAGCCCGTGCAGGCGGACGCCGGCGCCGGCCTGGCCGACACGGCCGAGAACTTCGTCCTGACCGACATGCTGACCAACGGCACGTCGGCCGGCACGACCGCGGTCACCACCTACGCCCTGGCCGACGCCGCGGTGAAGGCGATCCGCACCGCTCTGGTCAAGGCGAAGGTTCCGTCGATGGGCCGCTACCTCGCGGTGAACCCCGAGGCGGCCGGCTTCCTCATGGACAACGGCGGTTCGCTGTTCAAGGCCAACGAGGCGGGCTCGGACGACACGCTGCG